CTCTACGGGCGTTGGATCCGTTTCCACCGCCTCCACCACCACCGATGCCAGTACCTACGCCAACGCCGCCTCCGCCGCCGCCTCCGCCGCCTCCAGAGCAGACTGAGTTGCCGCCATTGGCACCAGTTCCAGAGAACAATGCAGATAGTTCTTGAACACCATCAGTAGAATTTAATTGACCATTCTGGTCAGATCCCTGAGAGTTATCGCCTCCTCCTCCACCGCCACCGCCGCCGCCAGCGCCAATAATTTGAGCAGAAGGAGTACCAACAGAAGATGCACCACCAGCACCGCCGCCAGCGCCACCACCTGTACTATTACCACCATTACCACCACTAGCAAAACCTACACCACCAGAACCACCACCGCGATTGCCACCAGCACTACCACCACCACCAACATATACTCTCAAAGTACCATTGTTACCAGGGTTAATGTTAGCAACAACTTTCTTGCCACTTCCACCATTACCAGGATACCAACTGCCGCCATCACCACGACCACCTGAACCACCACCGCCACCGCGAACATCTGCTTCAAGTTTATCTAGTGGCCAATCATTTGGAATATTATATGATGCATAACTAGACGATGGTGATGTAAATGACTGAACTACATCATTACTTCCAGTAAACAATATTCTTGCTCCGTCACCACCTGCTCCACAAATGTACGAAGATGCTCCACCAGTACCACCAGCAGAAGAACTACCACCAGTTCCTGCTTCTCCAGGATAGTAAGAAACTAATGTATATTCAACACCACTCGTAAGAGTACCACTACCACCAGCAACTACATTAGCAAGATTAATTGTTTCAACTGTAGTTCCACCACTTCTTATATAGATGTAACCACCGCCACCACTACCGCCATTACCACCAGAATCTCCTCTAGTTCCTCCACTACCACCAGTTGCTCTAATTTCATGAGAATATCCATTAGCACTAAATGTATATGATGTGTTCTCTCCTCCACCAGGAGCAGAATCAGTAGTAGCTCCAAAACCACCAGCACCACCAAGAGCAACTGAAATACCCGCTAGTGGTAGTTCATCTGTTGTAGGTGCTGGTACTCCATATGTTCCAGCAGTTGTTTCGTTTGCTTTCTGTACAGTTGAAGTAAATGTGTCTCCAGGAATAATGACAGGTTTGCCACCAATAACATAGTTGTTGTCAATATCCCATTCGGTTGGATCTGGTTGTACAATAGTTGTAATTAATTCTGATGGGAAATTACCTGCTGCAAGATAATGAGTATCAAGAGTAATTTGACCACCAGATCCATTGGTATTAAAGATAAGTTGCTCTAAACGCAACGCGCTATACTTATCTTTTGCAAGAGCAATTGTATCATCGTCAAGTTTAATTACATACCATTCACTATTAATACCAAACGGAACTGAAGTTCCATCAACATTTACACTGCCCAAGGTAGTCTGTGTAGTATCAGCAACTCTAATTTTATATCCCGTCTGAAGTTCGTGATCGGTGATAGTAATTGTCGTTTGAGAAGCAGAAGAAACGATAGCAGAAGATGAAATAATAACTTGATCTACTTCACCAATACCACTAACATTTCCATAGGTAGAAGCATTTGGATCGGGAATGACATAATCGACAATACCATGAGTGTGGAACAAAGGAACACCACCAGATGGCAAGAAGAAATTAACCTGTCCTGTACCATTTTTATAACCAGCAGCATGGTCATCAGCAAAGAATCCAGCACCCTCAAATGCACCTGCTTCTGGTGCTTCTGATGTAAGAATAGCATGTTCGTGTTCTGGAACTGCTGCAATTAATTTTTCCTGCAAAGGACCGATTTTAATTGTAACTTCACCACTCAAAGTACCAGCAACAAAATCAGTTACATTATCATATCCACTGATAACAATATTACCAATGTCATATAATGTTTCTTGATCATTTTTAGAGAAGTACCATTTACCACCAGTAGCACCAACAGCAGAAATAACGTTACCAGATACAGGAGATCCTCCACCAGATACTCCACCACCAGCACCAACTAATTTTCTAGTTTTATAATCAGGAACTTTAAATGTTACAGCACTGGTTGATCCAAAATCTTCTGGATCGTAATTGCCACCAGTTCCACCATAATCATCACTTAAGACTTGATACAACAATGGATAATCAGAAGCATTATATTCAGATCCATCACAATACAAGAATCCAGGATATTGTTCTTCTGGATTATCTGCTGTAGAACTAGTAGTAGTAACAATCTCAACTCTTGCTAGACCATCACTTCCAGGTTGAATAATATAAACTACATCTCCATTCGAATATCCATATCCTGGTTTTTTAATTGTGGCAAAATTAACAGTTCCATCTAGATTTGCAGCAATGCCTACACGCAAACCAAATCCAGTTGATGATGCTAATTTAAATTCGCCAGCAGATCCTAGGTCAGTAACGTTATAGTATTTGTTAGCATTGATGTCAGCATTGCTTCTACCAATTCTAAAAGTGTTATTATCAACTTTATTTACATAGAATGTAAATCCCCTCTCAAATTGTACACCTCCTTCGCCACCAGCAGATAAAGTAGCGGTGGCAGCAGCACCAGATCCACTAGAACTGGTAAAAGATACCTGTGGGAACTGATAACCAAAACCACCATCTAAAACATTAATTGCAGAAACAGATCCATTTGTAAGAACGACCTGAAAAGATCCAGCTTCTACGGGACCACTTCCAGCATCAGTTACTTGAATTGATGGAGGAGAAGTGTATCCAGATCCACCATCGGTAATAGTAAAACTAGCAATAGATCCACCAAGTTTAGAAATATTTGGTGCTTGTGCTGACTCAACTACAGTAATCTTATCACCATCAATGAATGGATGGTTAGGATAACTAATCTCATCATTACCAACAGATAAATTTTCTGGTTGAATAGTCAATTCAATTGGAGCAGTAGGATATCCTTGGACTGCTGTTAGATCTGTGAAGTATCCACTTCCACCATTAGTTAATGATGCAACTGCTCCAAGCGCAGTTACAACGCCATTATCCGCCACCTTATCATCATCTGCCTTAAAGACAGGGATGATGGATCCAATTGGCATCGTAGATGCGCCAAAAGTTACTTTATCTGAAAGATAGTTGGAGCGAATGTTTCTGGACATTTTAGACCTTAATTAGGTAATCAACCATGATGAAAGGTGCAATGAGGTTATCAAGTTTAGTATCGGATTCTGTTCTAATATTAACAGAAGCCTCCATACCCTCTGTGCTTACGAAAAACTCACTAGTATTTAACGTATAATTAGTCTCGCTAATCTCATATGAAATATTATGAGTGTGTTCAGTTGGATCATCCTCATAATCAAATGCATCTGTAGTAACTACAGTATTTGAAATTTGAGGATATGCAATTGTACCAGTGTTGTCCACACTAGTATCAAATGGCAAAACATTGTGAAGAGATGTATTGTGCGAATATCCATTATCACCACTTGTTGGGATATTATCATTTCCCACACCATCTGCACCTTCAACATAGTTTGCTCCAACGTTGTAACTAGAACTCGCACATCCCATTTCAAATTGTCCGAGGAGAATAACGTTGACATAACAAGGTCCTTCTGGAGTAGTATCTACTGCATACGTTTTTCCTTCAGGAACTAAACAACTAGTAATGAATCCAGAGCAACTTCCTTTACAAATACCATAGTATTCAAAAGTTGTTCCAGTACCACCAGATGTATATGATCCACTACTCCAAACTTCAGATTGAGCATAGAATTTACACGCTGGTTGTTCATCCGTAGCATCATACCAGTTTCCAACACCAATAGTTGATGCGTTTGTATAGTAGTTCAATTCAAATACATCACTACCAGATCTTCGTTTGACTCTACATCTATATGTTGTAGTATAGTGAGCATGAGGCTGAAAAGCATTAGCTGGAACAACTTCCTCATCTGGATTTCTTGGTCTAGTAAATGCAACATTACCTCTAAGATCTTCAGATAGTGCTGGAACTCTAAACTGACCAAACAAATCAATAACTGCTGTAGATCCAACGTTAGAAGATACTTCAACACCAACACCAGATTTTTCAATAGTCAATCCAGTTGCACTAGTAACAGTGTTGTCATTGATAACACCTTGATCTGATGCACTAGATGCTCTGATGAATTTAGATCTCAAATCTGGAACTTGAAATTGATCATCATTAAGAGATACATCTGTTTGCCTAAAAACACATGCATCACCTGTGCCTAAAATCTCTGCCAGTGCTGGATATGTTGCTTCATTATATACACTACCATCACATCTAATATATCCAGAAGGCAATAATCTCAATCCAATGCCAACATTTGGATCGTTAACATCAAGTTCTTTGGGGAATGCAATAATAGTCCCCGTTGTTGTTCCGATCTTTGCTCTTTCTTGATTTAAAAATGCTGCCATTTTAGTATGCCCTAATGATCATAATGATCGTCTGTGATGGAGTATTGTTGTCCATAACAATATTTAACGCTTTTTCGATATCAGATACGTTAACTGTATATGATTGAATGTTATTAATAGCAATATTTTGTGGCGCTCTTAGTCCACTCTTATTCATTGTAATGTCAAAACTGAAGTGATTGTGGTTTGCAAGACTTGCAACTGTAAAATCTTCAGCAGAGTGACTCAAATTAGTTGGATAAGTTGTTGTAGTATCACCATTCAAATAGTTTGGTTTTCCTAGCAAACTTTGAATTGCAACTGGGAATGTGCCAGTGTGTGCTACTTCTTGGTGATTATAGTTATATGTGTCACTAAATCCACTGGTATATGCACCAGAAGATGGAATATTTCTTGTCAATCCAACATTAGGAATTGTTTCCTGGGTAAAAGTTTTTGTGCTATCAGTAAGAACAAGAGTGTTTTCATCATAATAAGTAATAGATCCATATCCATTAGTCCAAACGTCAGCACCATCAGAAGATGTAACCCCACTCAAGTTTGCAGATTCATAGTTTGGAGAACCAGATACTTCAAAAACAGGTGCTTCAAAAACCTGAACATATCTACCACTGGTAACAGCAGTTGTGTATTGACCACTATGTTTGTGTCCAGGAGTATGATCAATACCTAGTTTTCTACCAATTGTATAATATGTTTTAGACCAAGTAGGATCATTCAGAGTAAATTCTTGAATTCTTCCTGCCATGTTATCAATGGGATCGATCTCAAAAAGAAGATCCGTATCAGCACTATAGATTGCTGGTGGAGTAACACCAGTGCCATCTTCAGAAATTAAATCACCAACAACATCATAAGCATCTGACTGACCAAATTGATATTGTTGCTGTAAGAGATATTCTTTCTCAAGGTCAATCATCGCCCTACCATTTAGGTTAGGAACTCTAAATTGATCAGATTCATCAAAATCTGGGAAATTTGCTTGAATAGCCTCATCTGTGGGACCATATGTGTTTCCCAAATGTGCTGCCAACAAAGGATAATCTTCTGCTGGATAAGATGTTCCATCACATGGAATCCATCCATGAGGGATACCATCAGGATTTGCCCCCGTCCTTGAAGAGCTACCCGACCACGGCATAATAGTGCCGATAGGGGCGCTCTTCATTGTCTTTAGTCTGTTGTAATATGCCATCAGAGTTCAGTTAACCACCAACCTTGGTATACGGCAGGAATGAAGTTGTCTCCATCAGTTTGTCCAACATAAATTAGACCGAATGAAGCATTTCTGTTCTGAACAACCAATTCACCTGAGGAGTATGGTGCAGATAGACCGCCCAACTTAGTTCCTTCTGTGTCGCCTTGAATTGCAACTGGTTCACCACCCACAATTGGGGCACGAATAACGAGGGAGTTGTTATAAGTTAGTTGTCCACCAACCTCAGTGATTCTGATAACATCACCAGTCTCTGCCGATGAAGGTAGAGTCAGGATAAGTGCGCCTGTAGAAGGAGCTACCGCTACAATATAATTTATATTAACTTGTAGGGTCGATGCTGCGTTGACGAACTTAGTAATGTGTCCACCATTCTTATTCTTCCAACCAGTGTAACCAAATGCATCAATAGAAGCATCTTGTCTGATTGTGAAGTTCTTGGTTCCACCATTGCCAAGTTGTCTTACATCTAGGATCTTCTGTGACTGAGATGCAACTGTAGAACTAATACCAGCAACATCAAGTAATCTTCCAACAAAAGTATCACCAAAGTCTGGTTCAACTCTAAATGTTGGTTCAAATGCCTTATTAGTGAACTGAATTGCGTTTGGATCCTCAACACAAGTAGATGGGAAGATTCTCAACAAACCACTGATATCAGTAGAAGCATTGATATCAAGTGCTCCAGATTCGAAGTGGTGCTCTTCGTTGTTGATCAACTTGAGGATAGGTACGTTGTTATCTGTACCAGTAATCTCGAAGTTAGAACCAACAAACTTCACATCATCATAAACTGTTAGGCGACCATGATGGTAATCTTTCTTAACTAACTGAGTTCCACCATCGTTAGTGACGCTGTTTGTTACTTCGAAGATCTCATCATTGATCAAGACAAAGTATTCACGATCAAGGAAGAATGGAACCAAATCACTATTTTCGAGTCCGATATCAACACTGGATCCACCAGTTGTTCCAATATCAGCAGTTAGTGTAGTTGTTTCTCTGAGAAGAACTCTCCAAACACTCTCACCATCTTGGTGAGTCTTAGCAGTACCAGGAACATTAGGTACGCTGCCTACACGAGTTACAGGTAAGTATCCAGCATTTCCTGCTGTTGGAACTGGTGTTCCAGATACAAGCATGAACTCCTCATTTCCACCAGAACCATAACCAACGAGGATAAGATCGCCACTTTCAAAATCAGAAATATCATCAACTGTTAACTGAGTAGCAGTTGTAGTGATTGGAGTTAGAGTATCAACAAATGTGGTTGCAATGCTATTGTCAACCTTAGGATCCTTGAGTGCGACATAAACTACATCGCCTTCTGCGTGTGCCTGAACCGAGGTTCCGAATTGTGCTCTTTGAGCAATAACGACACCACTACGATTACCAATTACGGTATCACCAGAACAAGC